ACTTGGCACCAGGAACCTCAAACGTGAACTGATCTGCTAGTTCGTAGTAGACGTGTGGTTCTGCTTTTACCTGAAGATATACTTCGTTCTTTTTTGATATAATCAAATGAGACATAACCCATAAGTATCACCTATGGGTATTTATTGCCTCAGTTAAAACCTGCCTGGAAGCGATGCCATTCTATGGCATTTTTGATTTGGTAAGTTCTATTGGAAATCGTCTTAATTATCTCCTCCAGGAACTTAAGCATAATATCGTAGTATCTAATTTTGAGATCTACTTTATTCAGTTTCTCATCGGCATCCAGATACCTCTGTAATGCCTCTTTGTCTCTTACCTTATACGGAAATGGTTCTTCCTCATAAACCTCTGCTGGTGCCTTTCCTGTGTAGTAATTATAGCGTTCCAATCTTACTCTATTATGAGTTTCTCTTGCCCTCTCACGAAGTAGTGTAATTGTATTGTATAAGGTATAATACTTAGAATGAAGTTGAGGAATTTTTAAAGATTCATCATGTAAGTTGTCAGGATCAATGACAGAATCTCTCTGCCACATCTCTTGAATTTCATCAAGGTTCATAAGCGCGTTCTTCCATCAGCAGCAAGAATATTATACACAGTATACTTGAAAGTGACCTCTGCTGTAAAGTAGCTAACATCGGAATCGGATGCTTCAAATTCCAGTGAGGTCAAATAGATTGGAAATAAATCTTTAAATTTTACAATAGCAACGTCTCTGAAATTACTATTGAGAATGTGTAAAGATCCATCGCTGAATTGTTTTTTTGGATCTTGAATTTCGCTTTCTGTAATAAGATCCTTAAAATCTTGTGTGGTTTCTGGATATCCAAGACCAGTTAACCAATTGTGAATTGCCATATAATTATTGAGATTTTCATCAACCAAAAATCTCAGTGAGAAATCACCATAAGTTAGTTTATCACCAGGAACATCAATATCCTTCAAATATGATGGTTGAATGGCAGTTCCCAAACTAATTTCAGGTATTCTTGCAGAATTGCAGAAGAAAGAAACCTTTGGTTCTTTTGATAAAATAAAGTTGAAACCAATCGGTGATAAAAAATTTCTATTTCCTATCTGCTTATCAAATGCACCAGTCATTTGTTTTTATTTGTATTTAGATTGATTTGAAATCGAATTCAGAATTTCCACGATCTTCCATATAGTGCCTAACTCTATGGCAGTTTGAGCACAACATTACACATTTATCAACTTCTTCCAAAAGAGTATTCCAGTTACGATCAAGAGATGGTGCAATTTCAAACATTTTTTCTAAAGGATTTATATGATGAAAATCATAAGCACACTTGTGGAATGTTCCTCCACAATCAGCACACTTATTACCAAATTTTTCAACTAACTTATCTTTGCGTCTATCTCTTCTTTGTCTTTGATATTCTGCCCTAGCCTCTCTAACTCGTGCCATAGTGTTTACAAATAGTTGTAAACATATTTATAAAAAAAGACCTCCCGAAGGAGGTCTGTGAATGTGAATGCCCGTAGGCAAATATCACATCAAGTTGAGAACGCGAACTCTTCTGTAGTAGCGGTTCGAGTTGATTTGGACACCGTTGTCGGCAACAGCACCAGAAGCGGCACCAGCGTTTGCAAATGGGTTAGCAACAATGCCGTAACGGGTCTTAAAGCCGATCTTAGGCTGGAAGGTGTTCTCCCCAACGGCACGTACCATCTGCAGAGGAACGTATGGGCAATAGAACAGACCTGCGTCATAAGGTGAAGAACCCTTATAACCAACAACGTAGTACTGAGCACCAGAACCAGTAGCACCAGTGTTTGCCGAATAAGGATCGATATAAACGCGATACTTACCTTGCAGAACACCAGCGAAGGTGTTACCAGTGTCATCAACGTTCAGGTTAGCGTTGAGAGCAGGGGTGTAATCGAGTACACCAGCCATGGTCAGAGCGGAAGCAACGTCTGCAGAGCAGAGGATGGTGTTGCCCTTCCCTCTACGAGTTCTTTGTGCGATTGCGTTGGCATCGCGCTCGATTTGGAAGATCAGACCTTTGAACTTCTCAACAGACCAACGACCGTTGGAGTCAACGTCGAGGTCGAAGGTGCCAGCACTTGCAACGTTATCTTGTGCGCCTGCTTCAGCAGCCTTATAGATGGTTCTGATGACTTCGCGGTTGATTTCAGCGAGAATCTCAGTTGACAGAATGTTTGCCAACTCGGCTTCTGCATTCAGACCGTGGATTGCCTTGAGGTCCTGAGCAAGTTCTAAGGAGTACTCAGCCTTCAGTGCTCTTGACTGTGCAGTAACGGTGACCTTCTCGATCGAGAATGCCATTTCGTTGAAAGCATTGTCGTTGTCAGCACCAAGACCCTCAGCGTCTGCAGTACGCATACCACTACCAGTGGTGTATGCTCCACCGTCATTCAGAACGGCAGGATTGTTCTCGGAAGTAACGTTAGCAGCGGTAGTACCAATACCAATAACGTCGCCCATTCCTGTTGCCTGAGCACCAGAGAAACGGGTATTTGCTTCGTCGAACAGTGCTTCAGCACCGTTTTGTGCAGAATAGCGTGAACGCATTGCGAAGATCAGTCCAGTAGGACCGTTCATTGGTTGAACGCCAGCGAGGTCATAAGCGACCAGGTTAGGCATTGAGCGTCTGATCAGAGAGATCAGAACAGGATCGAAACCAGCGACGGTTTGATCGCCACCGCTTTGATAACCAGCGTTACCGACGGCGTTGGTGGGTGCTTCGGAGAGGAACTCACGCTCTTCGCGGAGTGCTCTTTCTTGGTTCTCCAGGAGAACTGCGGTTACCATTCTCTTGTGTGCATCTTGGATGCCACCGAGACCCTCGTGGTTGAGGATAGGTGCCCACTTCTCCTGCAGGTGTTCAGCATTGAAACCTTGCATTTGAATTTTACCTCTTAAAAGTTTTAGTTTGACTTATGATCTAAAAATCACTTTTTAGAAACTCTGGTCAGAGTAGTGAGATATGACTCCATTAAACCAGACACTTGGACTGGTGCGGTGGCGTCTGCGCTCTCAGAAATGTTCTCTGACTGATCTCTTTGAGTACCAGCAGTTGAAGGGAAATAAGATTCTCTCAGTGCTACCAGTTTCTCACGATACTTCTCTTCACTATCAAACTCAACATTTTCGGCAAGAGAAGCGAGTTTATCCTTCTGTGAAAGTGCCAGACCTTCACAGACCTCGGAGAAGATTGCATCAGCAACCGACTCGGCTAATCTTTGTTTGAGAGCAATATTTCTTTCGATTTGCTCGTTGAGTTTATCTTCCATTTCATCTAACTTCTCTACCATAGTAGAGAGAACATCATATTTCTCTTCAGGGATTGATACATAATGATCTTCAAAAAGACTTCTCATTCCAGTGAGGAATGATTCGGTCATTTCAGTCTTGAGTCCTTGCTCAACAGAGAGTTGATTTTCGGTCATCCACTCTTCTGCAACATACTCAAGATAAGCATCAACTCTATCGGTCAGTTCTTCCTTAATGGTTGCAACTTGCTCCTCAAGAGTTTGCTCATACTGTGCAGTCAGTTCTTCTTGAATTTCTGCAACTTTTGCTTTGATAGCAGTCTCAAAAATGGTGCGTGCTCTCTCTTCGAATTCCTCAGAGAGTTCCTCGCCTTGAAGAAGTGCATTGATGTCCTCTTCGACATCATAGGTCTCTTCTTCGACAACTTCTTCTTCAGTAGTTTCTTCTTCGGTAACTACTTCTTCCTCAGCAGTCTCTTCTTCTGCTTCGGCAACTACTTCCCCCTCAACCTCTTCCTCTTCCTTCATACCTTTTGGCATGGGTTCGGCAGGTTTAGCACCTCTCTTCACAACGTCTGCGACAGTTGCGATTGAAGGCTCTTTGAGTTTGGCAGAATTGTCATCTACCTTATAGTTTTCTGGAGTAGGACCGCCAAGATCTTCCCAAGCACCGGTTTGACCAGGAGTTGCAACAGGAGTTGCACTCTTGTGTGGTGCTTCAGCTTTAGCAGCGCCTTTCGTTACTACGTTTTCCATTTCTTGTAAATTGCTACCAACGGACATTTTTGATTAGATATTTTTGTATTAATCTATATTTATTTATAAATTAAAGATCTAAGAGAAAAGATTTGAATAAATCAAGTTTGTGCTCTTCAAGTCTTCTTTGATCAACGAGGGTGTTAATTCTCTTTTTAGTTTGTTCTGCAAGTTGTTCACGAAGAATTCCTCCTTCCCAAACCCACTCTTTTCCTTCCATAATTCCCTGAACAAAAGCATCAGGAGCAGAAGGATCAGCGACGATATCAGCAGCAGTTGCTAACATGAAATCTTCACCGACAACTTTATGACCCTCATTGGTCATCTTGAGTGAACCAACACCACGAGAAGAAACTCCGAGCATTACTCCCTCATCAAGAAGTGAAGATGCAATCTTACCCATAGGAGTATTCAAAATCTGTGCCTTACCTCTAAAATTACTTCCCTCTTGAACAAGTGAAGTAATTTTGTGAGAAACACGGTCAAGATTGACAGTAGGACCATCAGGGTGACCAAGTTCCCCGAGAGCACGACCCTTTTTGACAAAGGTTTCATTGTATCTCTTTACTTCACGGGAAAGAGTTTCCATAGGATACATTCTACCATTACGGTTTTTGATGTCTCCTTGAAGGAAAACTCCCTCAATATACAGTTTTTTATTAGCACCTTTACCTTCGGTGATAATCTGTACGTTTGAGATTTCTTCTGTGATAAGTTTCATTTAATTAACCGGTAAATCCTACTTTTAAACCAAAAACTGCTGCTGATGATGCTGAAATTTGATCTTGAGGACCTTTTTCGAAGAATTCAACGTGACCTTGTGGTAAAGAAACGGTAGCAGTGTTTGCATATCCGGCAGTTGTGCTTTTTGCAACACTAACAGTTGCTGTGCTTCCTACCCCATTATAAACTCTAACAACAGTTGCATTATCTAAAGTTGTTGGAGTGTTTAAAGCAACTTCATTCCCAACGCCAACCAATAAAGTTCTTGTCATTATTCTTGATCCTCTTGTGATTGATTATCGCCAAACATCGATGCTCCTACTGTTGGACGAATAGCATCAATTCTTTGTGCTGCTTTTGCATAAAGAACATCTTTAATTTTGTCGCTAATGTCCGACGCAGCGGCATCTGACCCTATCAAATTTACAATTTCTTCCATAAAAAGTGATTATAACTATATTTTTTATTTATATCTCGCCGCCTTTTGGTTCTTTGACCTGAGTAATTTCTCCTGATGCTTCAAGGTCTGGTTCTATTGGAACATCACCCATCATTCCCATTTCACCTTCTTGTGGCAATGGTTCTCCGGTGATTGGATCAATAGAACTTGGATCGGGAATAATACCATCTTTAATTTCTTGTTCAATCTGCTCATCCATTTCGATCATTTCTGAATCAGTTTGACGAAGCACCTTTCTACGAACCCACTGTGTGGAATAATACTTTCCAATGTAAGGTTCAATAGTAGCAAGAACACCAAGACGCTCATTGAGCATTTCGGTTTCTTTCAGTTCGGCAAACTGATTATCGTATAAGAAATCATATTGGATGTGATCTGAAATTATTTCCCAATCTTCTGGTGAAACAATGTTTTTAAGAATTAATTGAGTCTTTAACATATCATTGAACATTTGAGCAAATCTCTTTCTCAAACGTCCAACAAATTTTGCAAACTTAAGTTCGTCTCTCAGAATTTCGGAAGAACGACCAAGATTAAAACCACCATCGGAAGCAATTCTTGATTCTGGAACTCCGAGTGCTCTATAAAGTTTCTTTTGGAAATACTCAATATCTGCAAGTTCTCCTAAGTTTTGTCCGCCAGGAAGTGTGGTGATTTCAGTTCCTCTACCACCTTCTCTTCTTGGAAGCCAGAAGTCTTCCATCATAGACATAAACTTACGATCATCACGAACTTCGCCAGTGTTTGCGTCATATACAAGTTTGTTACGATAACGCATCATGACATCACGGAGATATTGTTCTGCCTTCACTTTTGGAAGATTGCCAACATCAATATAGAATATTCTACGTTCTGGTGCTCTTGACAAACGATAGATAACCAAGGAATCCTCAATCATTCTGAGTTGATTGAGTGCCTTGATTGCTTTGTGGAGATATGAGAGAACAGAACCCTTATTTCTATCTACAAGACCAGAAGTGCAATAAGTAATGGCATCTTTGGCGATTTTAGTTCCTTTGTTTCCGCCGCCACCACTCATCATCCCTGTTGGATAGTTTGGTTTTGGTGTATAAACAAAGTACTCTTCAATTTCTGGAGCAATCGCATTATTTTCGTTATTGCGACCAGAAATGTTTGGTCCGAGAGTATTATTATCTTTTTTCTTTTCTTGGCGGACAAACCGCATCTTCATAGGATCAATGTACCTCAGTTCTTTGATGCCATCCTGCGGTTTTTTGAGATCAATTACCTTATGATAATAAAGTCTTCCATCAATGTACCAGTTCCTAAAAATTTCATGTGACTTTTTATCAAAGTCTAAAAGTTCTTTTATATACTTAAATTCTTGTCGAATTGCCTTTTTTAATTTATCAGTTGCATCCAGATTAGATAATTCAATTTCGATAGGAGAATCGTACAAGTCGCTTACGATTGCCTCATTTACAACATCTTCAATGGCACCATCACACTCTGGGTGAAGTGCCATTTCTCTATATCTTTTTATTAAATCAAATTCAGTTTTATATACACCTTCAATGTCTACATAAGAACCATAAAATCCACTAGAAATATAGTTATCAACCCCGTCCTCATTATTTTGAGGAACGGGGGAAACTATAGAATCTGGTTTTTTTTCTGTATCCTCAATAGAAAAACCAAAAAGTTTTGCCATTATAATCTTATCTTAGACTGTTGTTACACTATTTAGGCGATGTCTTCACCACCAGCATTAGGAGAAGTTCCTCTCGATGCTTCCCACCACTGAACCTGAAGTTCTACTGTGAACTCTTCAATGGTATCAGTTGTCTCATAACTTAAGTCAATGGTTGAAATGTTTGTTGGGAATACATCATAGAAATGGTAAGATCTGAGGATTCCACCATCGCGGGCAAGCTGATAAACATATGCATCTGCTTGATATGCCTCAGGATCTGTTAATCCAGTGCCATCATTCATCTTGTTGATGGTGTTCATCCACTTCTCAAATGCTGAGCGAATGGAGAAATCAACATCGTTGATGACAGTGATTGTCCAGGTTTCAAATGTTCTGTCACCAGCGATCTTAAGAATACGACCTCTGAATGGAACATCAATTGGAGCAACTGTTGATGCTGGCAGTGCCGCTGCCTTTACAAGGAATCTTGCTTTCTGCAGAGTGTCATTATCGACACCAACGGCACCAGGGAATGCTAACTCAACTTCAAATAGATTGGGTCTTGCACCACCACCAGTTAACTTACTCTTGAAATCGGTGATTTTTCTGAGTGGAATGTTGTTTACTTGTTGACGGGTTGCCATAGTTCTTTAAACCTCTAATTTAATTAAACGTTACCAATTACTTCTTCAAAAGCAACACCAGTTCTGGTGGCAACAAATGTAAGACCGATGAAGTTAATCGACCTTGCTGGTTTAATGTAGATGTCAGCAATAAACTCATTATTATCTATTACTGCAGCAGTGTTATTTGTTTCATCACAAATAACGACATAATCTTGTATTCCTCTCTTAGCCTGAACATCACGGAGGAATGGTTCGACGATATTTACAAAGTTGGTTCTTGTAATCTCATCGTTGAACTCAAACAGTTGATCCTTAGCAGCAGCAGAAATTGCATCTTCGAGGTAGATGAACAGACGACGAACATTAATTCTGTCGAATGCT